CTGATTAATTAAAACGGTATTTCTTCATCCTTCTGACTTGATGACATTTCATCGGCAGAAGCCGCAGCCATTTTAATCTCCCCTTTTCTAAAACTTTGATACATAGTCCTAGCCTCTAACATCATAGCCTCTAGTTCTTTTGATATCTCAGTTACACGATCAACTTTGTAATTATACCAACTGCCTTGATCGTTGCTTTCTGCAATAGTCTTTATAGACCATGCAGTTCCGTAGAGTGGCATAGGTTTACCCGAAGGTAATCTTATACCATTCTTCATTGTGTTCCATCTACGAGATATTTTTAACTGTGTCTTCTTCATATCAAGAACTGCTGGAGTGCTTAACTTAGTGTCGGGATCCATCACTTGCACGAGATGTTGATGTGTCCTAACTAACTCATTTCCAGATGGCAAAATTTCTGCCGCACCTTCACGAGTTGTCAAAGTTATATCTTTATCATCGGGAGATAGTTCTCTAATGAAACCACCACCACTTGATCTAAGGGCAAACTCCAGGAATTTCTTTTCAAAGAAACAAGGTACAACAATTATTCCATCATCTGCTTTGAATACTTGTTGCGACACAGTATTAAAGATATCGCCTTGTTCGGCTCCCTTTATATACATACTGTCTTGCTTGTTTAATTGTGGCGATAATGCTTGTAGTATCCTTATAAAAGGTATTTGCATATCGTCTGTTGTGAAGTTTTCAAGACCAGCACCTGCCTCTTCTTCAAGTATTGAAGAAAGATTTGATACTGCTACTTCCGTCTTTGCTTTTTGTGCTACTGCTTGGGACATTACTGACCTCCTTTAATTTTTGCACGGTTACCAACATAGACTCCAAACGTATCGTGACAAACTTCTTTGCCGTTTTCGATTCTGTTCTTTACCCATGTCCTTAGAGTCATAGGATGGATGTGAGTTTTTTGAGCAGGATTTAATCCTTGCTTTGATAAATCATCAAGCACGGCTCCCGCTACATTGTCTTGACCCATCCCAAATTGGACAACAACTTCGTTCTTAATTATATCTGCCTCCCCAATAGAACGTAAGAAAGCAAAAGCTTTTGCCTTCTTGTCCTCGGGAATACGAGCCGATACAAATTTATCTACGGAAATTTTGTTGCCATCTACTGTTAGACTTTCAACACCTAGCTCTTCCATTAACGATGGTATGTCCTCTTCGTCAATGGTTCGCTTTTTGTATTGTAAGTCTTTCAGATATTTTTCGGCATCCTTGACTTGCTTATCAAGATCAATGGTTTGCCTAATTAGTGAAGATAGTCTTTTAGTCCCATCTTCTCCAACCTTCTCAAATGCTTGAGGGTTGGCAGCTTCTTCTTCAAACAGTGAAAACACATCACTCATCATTCTCTCCTTCTCGATTAAAGTTTATACCCTTCGGTATTTGGTTCTAAGGTTTTAACCCCTAGCTTGTATATTGTCAATCGAATTAGTCTGACTCTTTTTCCACAAATATTCTTGCTTTGTAAGAAAAGAAATCTGACCGCCTATTGACCGATCATTGTCTTCCGACAATTCTTTTAGCATGTTCCAAGTTTTGATTGGTACTGCTACTGATTTCCATTTTTCTGAATCCATTGAATTCTCCCTTTTAATTGTTATGCCTATGATTTAATATAAAGTCAAATAATTTCTCATTTATTTTTATATTACTTCTTTTAAAGGATGACTTGGTTCTAAATTTGCCTCACATTGTTGTATTGCAAAACTGCTTTCGTAAAGACATCTATCAACTGCAAATTTCCAGGATCTTTCCGTAATATCTGGATCATTTATAAATGCATCTTTGTGTATTCTTTTTGTTATACCACGAACCATACCCACAGGTAAAAATTGTATTTTTTCTTCGGGTAAACAAACCAAAGCTAATATATCACAATCGTCTTTTGTGTATGCTCTCTTAGGACTACCTTTACTTGTTGTAAAACTATATTGTTTTCCAACACCTACCCCAGCTTTATTCTTTTTGTATTTTTCGTTTGTGTGGGTTGATGTTTTAACTTCTACTCTCAAAGCCATAGGAAGACCATGCCCTTTAATTGCTATGATATCTGTCCCATCTTGCTTTACTAAATCACAATGAACTCCAAGCATTGTTAGCTTGAAAGCCGTTAAAAGTTCTCCAGCCGTTCCTGTTAGTTTCTCTGATCTTATACCTTTAACCATTCTAATACTTCCTCTCCTAATGTTTTGGTTGCTATTTTATCCTTTTGTACCAAGGACTTAACGATGTGTACATCAACTGTGTTGGGGCACACTAAATCAACATAAAGCACTGGTTTGTGTTGACCTATTCTATGACATCTATCTTCTGATTGTTTTCTCGACTCCAGGTTAAAATCATTGGAGTAGTAAATTACGTTTGAGGCAGCCGTTAAAGTTATACCACGGCCCCCGGTTTGTGCATTGCTTACAAAAAATCTTGTGTCTTTATCATTTTGAAATCTATCAATTGCTTTGTCTCTATCTTCCTGGGAAGTGTCGCCATAATAAGTAACCACGGAACCCGATCCATAGGTTTTAGCCAACTCATTTTTAATTTTTCTTATGTCATAACGAAACCTTGACCATATAATTACTTTGCCGTCCATTTCTTCAATGACTTCCATCATTACTTTTATTCTATTGTTGGCAAGTTCTACTGTCTCTCCATCATCACTAACTAAATATCCACAAAGTAATTGTTGTAGTCTCAACAATCTTGTCATAACTTCGGGTGCAGTAACCATCTCTCCTTCTTCTAAAAAGATGACAGATGTTTTCTTCATACTTATGTAATGGTCTAATTGTGTTGATGTTAATTCAACTTGTCGTGTTGTATAAATTTTATCGGGTAAATCCAAAGCCTCTTTCTTTGTTGTTCTGTGTGCAAAGAGTTTTAGTTTCTGTGTTAACTCATCTAGATTTTTATATCCGACAATTTGATTGAAACTATGATTGCCCATTCGTTGTTGTGTGATGATGGCAAATCGTCCTTGGAAAGACCAATAGCTGTCATACCCAAGAAGTTTTGAATTTAGAAAAGCACACTGTGAATATAAATCCAAAGGCGATTGTGTTATTGGAGAACCTGTTAATATTCTTTTGTACTTGGCAGTCGCACCAAATTTCATTATTGCCTTTGTACGTTTTGCTTTTATGTTTTTTATTGTTGTTGACTCATCGATAGCAAGTAAGAATTCACTTCTGTGGGTAAACGATTCAAGAAACCCGGGTGCCTTTTTGGTAACAAATGATTCTACATTCATTAATAATATTCTAAAATTATCCCTCTTGGTTATTCCTTCTACTAATTTTTTCTTCTCGTTCCTTGTCGCATTAGCTTTCCATAAATATATATCGGGATTCATATCATCGGGTAAATGAATTGGTATTTCATTGTTTTTCCAATTCATGTAAACACCCTTGGGTGCGACTATGATTGCCGTATCAATTAGTTTCTGCTGCCATAACCAATAGATGTTATCAATTAAAACTTTTGATTTGCCACAACCCATCTCCATAAAGTATGCGAAATTTTTTTTGTCATGACTTCTTTGTAAAGCCTCCTCTTGATGAGCATAAGGCTTTGTTTTGTATTTGAATTTCATATAGTCCCCTTATATGTCGTTTAGTAGTGATGAACCCGCCGTTTGTCTTGTTATTCTCTTTCCTCTATATGGTTCTTCGGGTTTAACTGCATCAGGATGATCTGTCCCACTCCAATCCCAATCTGGTAATTCTCTTTCTTCTTCCGTTGTTAGATAAGGTCCCCAATATCCACCCCAACCATCAAGAAAATTTCTCTCTTTTCTTTTCCAACCCTCAAGCCGGGCTATCTTCTGAATCGTCTCCCCATCCGTCCCAATCTGGTTCGAAATGGATTGTGTATCTCTCCCCACCTCCCACATCTTCTTCGCCACGGCTACGGCTAGGTGGGGATGATTTGGGAAAAGGGATGACGTTATCTCTAACTTTAGAGTGTATGTCTTTTTTTCCATCCTTTTTACTCATCAATCTCCTCCTCTTCTTCAAGTCCATTCATTATTCCAAATTTTGCAGACTCGAGGTGCCAAAGCACCTCGGCTGGGTCTTTCATAGTTGTGATCATCTGAACATATCCGTCTTTAGTATTTGTTCCTACAATCATAACTTGATCGAATTGTTGTGCAGCCAACTCACATACCAAAGGTACGGGTTTACCTGTCCTCTTTACCTTATATGGAAATTTAATTACATTGTCACTCATTTTAATTGAGAGCCTTGGCAACAATCATCTACGATACTATGGCACAAGACACATTGCTCATGTCCATGTATGTTAACTGTTTGTAAAGCACCTTGGCATCTCGGACAACGAGGCATACAATGTGTTCTAACTTCTTGATGTAATTCATTCCATTTTTGTTTTTCTACTTCTTCCATTTATCATTTATCTCCCTATTAATTCTTCAAGTTCAAAATCACTTAATGTTTCCAAATAACTTGGATCATCAAATGGATCACGAGGTATAACTTTAGGTTTGCTTACCTTTACTTTTTCTTTTACTTTTTCTTTTACAACAACTGTTTTTATAACTGTTGTTTCTGTTAAAAGTTGTTCTATCGTATTAAACCTATGTCCACAAGAATTACACTTACGTCTTCTTTTAATGGCAGATGCGTCTCTATGAGTTTTCTTACAGAATTTTAAAGGTCTACTATCCACAACAGACGTAGCACTATTACATTTTACACAATTCATTTTCCCTTATGTCCTCTCCATTGTTTTATCACATTTATATTTTAATTGATACGGAAATGGCACCATGCTTCTTACAACATCTGCCATCTCATGTACCCTACCCATACATTGCTTTTCAGTAATGTATCCATTGAGAGCTTCCATATCATGAAGCTCAAAACATTTCATCTCGTCTCCCGATCCATGAACCAAGGAGCAAACTAATAACATTGCTTTAAACATCTACAATCTTTCGTTTAAAATTTTTTTCCAGGCCGACATGAGTTCCTCTGCATATATAGAACCTCCCTCTTTCTTTCTCAAATCGTCACAATTATCAGACACTACTCTTTCTAATCTGCTAATCGCTTCTTCTATCGGCATGTCAACTCTTCTATCATTTTTCATATTTAATTTATGTTGTATTTCAAAATGGACACCAAAATTAAATGGATCGATTGGTTCATTCATAAAAACCTCCTAAGTTTTTTTTAATTCTCCTAAATTATCTTATAAAAGTCAAGCAGTTTAAATTTCATATAGTGTTTCTCTCATAATTTTTTGTTTTATTTTTATTTTTTTCAAAATAGGTGTATAAGTGTATAAGTGTATAATATCTTCTGTAATCGTTTGTAGAGTTAAAATAGTTCAGTACACTTTTATATACACTCAGTACACTTTGATAAGGACAAACTGAAGCCGCGAACATTTTTTTTCGTTTTGAATTGAAAAAATATGAGAATAAACCTATTATACTTTTGTTATGGCTAAAGAAAAGTTTCTTACTAATAGACAAAAAGAGTTCTGCAAACTTGTTTGTGAAGGTATTTACAGTAATGCTGAATGTGCAAGACGAGCTGGATATTCCGAAGGACAAGCAGCCAAGACTGCAAGTCTTTTGTTGAATGGAAAAGATTTTCCTTTGGTAACTGAACATCTAAAAGAACTCCGAGAAATTAGAGAAAAGAAATATGGCGTTAGTCTTATTGGTCAACTCAAACGCTTACATGATTTAAGTCGAGGAGCAGAGGCAGAAGGTCAATTCTCGTCTGCGATCAATGCCGAGAAAATACGCTCTGCACTTGGAGGCTTAACTATAGATCGAAGAGAAACAACTCATCAATTAGATCAGTTATCTCGAGAAGAAATAGTAGCAAGACTCACAGAAATTAGAAAACAACATCCGTCTGCTTTTATTGAAGGTGATTTTAAGGTGGTCGGAGAGGATAAGGGGAGGACAAAACTCTCCGACCAAACATAAGCAATTCCTGATATTGCTCCGTGCCTTTCCTCTTTAGCATTATTATTCCTGGGAAGTCAAGCAACTTCAATATTATTCCCCTAACAATTCTTGTTTAGCCGTCTCCCAATCTTTGTCATACAAATCGCCATATAAAACTAATCCAAAATCATAACCTTGTTTGTAGTAAGCAGAGAATAATTTCTTCTCATCTCTGCTACCATTAACTAAAGCATCAGTTACTCCATCTTTGAAGAAGTTTAAATAACCTCTTCTTTTTATCATGTGTTGAACTTGATCTATTGGTTTATCCATTTTTATATTCTCCTATAAATAAAAAGCCACCATAATTACCTTCTTCATCTGCACTTACTTCAACCAAAATGTCTTCATGGTTTGGTGCTTTCAATAAAAATCTAGGAAATCCATCCTCACTTTCTCCTAAATATTTATTGA